AATCTCCTACTACGTGGCGATAGTATCAGGTGTGCGAATAGCTGCCTGACTCAACCCACCTGTGTCGATCGTATTCTCAATCTCAAAAGGTTGGATTGGATCTACAGACCCACCGTTTCTGACACGAATAAGAACAGGTATGTCTGCCAGGTACACGAGGTTTGCACTCGACATATTCACCGGATCACCACCAGTTGCGATCACATCAAGGATGGGAATGTAAGCAGTGTCGGCTGCATTCAGATCGTAAGGAACGGCATTGATGGCATAGGTGTCTGCTGCGTCCCAGTCATCATCCGTTCCGCCCTGCAACGGCGTGTGCGAGATCGTATTGGCATCATCGATGGCCGTGATTACACCCCATGACGAATCCGTGATATTCAATATAACGTCGCCAATAATAGGGTCATCAGTTGCATTGGTGAAGTTTGCACTGGTATCAATCAGCTGCGTCCCAGCAGCGTCTGGTGTCGTTACACCAGTTCCTTCGGCTACGTTCGTCAGCGTCAGGTCAGTACCAGAGAACGACGCGTACCTGAATCGAAGTTCGACAATATTCACGGTATCGACTACACGGGTCGTACCGGACTCTGGCGTGTCATTCGGAATCGTGGCATCAAACCTGATCTGAACGTCAGCCTCACCATTGAAAGCACCTGTCGGTGCGGCGATACCGTGCTGTGCCTTATCGATAACCCCGGAAGGTGCGGTTAGAACGAAGATGCCTACACGGTCAGCATCAGTACCGTTGACAGCGGTAACAGTTGCGTTGATAAACAGCGGCGGATTACGTACGTTGCCATCGTCATCGACCAACTGGAACGCCTGCACATCGGCAGGTGCCACATCAGTCAAGACCACACCAGGCGCACCGAAGTAGGTACCACCAGCAAAGGTTCCGAGAGGTGCCGACTTAGGCGTAGTAATCGTCCGGGTCGCAGATACCGTGGCAAAGTCCGTATACGATGCTTGCACTGGGTCATCACCAACTTGCGTGATGGCGTTCAGCGTGAAGACGCGGGTGTTGCGCATAATCAGATCACCGGTAGGACCATCGTCATGGTCTGCAACCACAGTGCCCTGTGCTACTAACGCGTCACCTGAGTCATGGAAATACAGCACCTCACCTTCAACAAAGGCACCGGTTTGCGTGTTGTACTCAGCCTGCAAGTCGTTGCCGAGATATGCCTCACCATTGACGCCTTCGGCATCAAATATATAGGTGCCGCCGCCGCCTCGACCACGTCTGATCTCGGCTTTATGAAACTCGTACAGATCAGCAACCGGGTTGGCTTCACCATCAACCGCAATACTGTACGGGAATGCGGCCTGACCACCACCGAGACTCACGTCCGTAGCAGCAAAGACGATTAAAGGATCTGTACCAAGTGCTGCTGGACCAATATCAGTCGGCGCAACAGCGGTGCCAAATATAGCGGAGTCTGCTCCAGTGAACTGTCCTGTCGCACCACTGAAGTCGGCAAGCGCGGGGCCGATCAGGTAATACTGAACAGTGATCGCCGGGGGAGTGCCAGCCGACGAAGTCACGATGCCCTGGATGGTGTCGTCGGAATCATCCTGGATCACCTCACCGACAGTGAATTGATCTGTTGGGCCAACAGCAAGCACCATCTCACGAAGTCCTGTGGCGTTGTTCAGGTCGCCACCAGTTGCCAGCGGCACCGGTTGTCTGCCACCGGTCGTCAAGTCAATAATAAAGTTGTCGAACAAGGCACCGTACTGACGAGCGAACACCGTGACCTCGGCATCATCAATCTCAACATCGGTTGACTTGACCTTAACCAAGATGTCAATCTGACCCGAACCCCACCAACGATTCGTCGCACCTACCTCACGACCAATTAGCTCGACACCATCCTGGTAAATGTACAAGGTCGAATTAACAAAAATCGTACCAAGACTGAACAGGTTAGTCCAAAGCGATTCACCTGTCTCGGATGCCACCCCACCACCGGAAGCTGCGGCGTAAGTATCGGTGAAATCGCCAGCCGCAGAAGATGAGGCTACGGTATATGCCTCTGTCGCGGCGTCATCGAAAAGATCAGTAGCAGGGTCATCGGGACGAATCCATGCCACCCCTATCTCTGCTCCGTACCTTTCATCAAAGGCGAGAATGGTGCCGGTGTCACCAGTAGTCGTGCCGCTAATTATCTTACCAAGGTCTGAGGCCGCGAATGGTGTTCCAGCACCACTTCCATTGTAGGAGATGGCACGAACTTCACCAGTTGCCCAACCCAGCGTAGTCAGTGCGCCGCCAGTCAGGTACTGGGTGGACTCATCATCAATAAACCATTGATTGATGACCGTGAACGCTGTCGGCGTCTGTGCCGACATAGGAACCGGGTCATCCATCTGGTCCGGTTCATCGAATAGGTCTTGAAGCGCAGAGTAAAGCGCCAGGGATGTGTCGGTTACGGTAGGCGACTCTACGACATCGCGGAATATACGTTTCGCCGTGTAATCAATGTCCCACCGATTACCTAAAAAAGTTCCCATCAGTAACTCTCCAATTAGAGGCTAGAGTCACTCCTGCGACCACACACCGAATTTGTACCAGAAATTAGCTCATCAAGCTAGTTATAGCTTTATATTTTTAATCCCCAAACGTTGCGGCAGCACTGACGTAACTCTTTGAGGAGGCGTCATAATCTGCACCAATACTATGTGCGCCGGTAGCAACCCTATCGGCCCTGATAATCGTAATCTGCTTGGCACCATCGACTACTTTATCCGCACGACGAATAGACCCCACACCGCTTGCGGCAGGTGGGAACGTATCCAGGTCATCTGTCAAAGAAAACATGACATCGATCGCTGGCTGCGTCGTATTGTTCAAGCTGATCGATGGATTTGATGTCACTGCCTGACCCACGCTGTTGCCATCATCTTCTTCTGCGCCAGCTGCGGCTTTGTTGATTACTGCAAACGCAATGGCACGGAATGGCGCAGCACCAGAGAGCGTCAGGACCACATCTTTAGCGCCAGAATCCGCATCAGGGATGTCGTGACGATATAAGAACACCTCGTGGAACTCACTGCCTTCCTGTACGAAGTTTCCACCTGCGGTATCGGTCATGGCATCGCCATCAAAAGTGAAAGACGTAACCGTTCTGTTGACTGTCGAATCCCAGTAAAATCCGGCGACGACCAGCTTGCGATTGGTTCCACCAGGAAGTTTTACCTTCGCAGTTATTGTGGTGCCACTTACATCATTACTGATCTGACCGTGTTTGGAAATATCGAACCTGACCGCATCAATTGCACCGGCAATAGGATCTGGTGTCATCTGCACAGCAGCATTCATGCCAGTGCTTATAATCGTATTGCCATCTGCTTTCGGCAGGTATCGTGTATCACCTGGGCTAGACTTCCTGACGTTGATTTTTACAGCAAGGTCACCTGTGTAGTTGTAACCGGTGTCCTGATATAAGCCGCTTGCGTTTGTCCTGCCTTCCGACACCAAAGCGTTCGTTGCGGCATTGCGAATACTGACAAACACATCTTCAAGAACGGAACCGTCATCAGCATCTGTTACGGTTATTGCGAGAGTCACGGTCTGCGTGATCGTCACAAGCCCGGTGTAACTCCCAACAATACGGTAAGAGAATCCTTCGATACCGGTGTCGAGACCACCACCGATATTGACTGCGCTAGATCCAGCCAAGTTGATGTTGATGTCTGCGTCGAGTGTAGACGGGTTAATAAAGAAAACCTTCTCAGCCTCTACTGCGTCACCATCATCCTGTGAGGCGAAACCGTCAACCACCAGACCACTGACATCGTAGGTAAATGGACCGGCACCGACTGGTGCAATCTCGATTGCGTTATGTGTGCCGCTTCTAACGAAGGTCGAGTTGATCTGTTTTTCCTGGTCCTCTTCGACCGTGCCCCACACAACGGCACCGTTTGCATCGTTCGATCCGTTCCAGGTATTGCCGTCCATATCCAGCGACGACAGATCCATTTGATCACCGTTAACGTATGTCGAGTTCCTGCTGAACTTAGAAGCATCCTGCACAGGGTAAGTAATGGCACCGAAGTTAATCCAAGTCGTTGCCAGCAGTTCGAGTTCATCGAAATCAGCATCGGACATATCGAATGGCGCACGCACACCAGTGTTGATGTTTACGACGCGGGTCTGTCGAAACGCATTTGTACCGGTGCCACCCAGAAGCCTGAAGATGAAATTACCCGCACCTATCGAACGACCACCACCGTTGTCACCAACGTAGTACCACTGCTGATCAACACCTTCGAATCCAGTGTCGCCGGTAGCGGCACCAAACTCGGTATTGGCAAAAAGGTAGAACGCATCACCAATCGGATTGGAAAACATTGCTGCGCCGACAGTCTCATCATCGCCAACCAGGTCGGTCATCGTTTCTGGCGTGCCTGAAGATCCACCTGTGACGGACGCGTGGTAATCCGTGTTCAGGTCATAGTAAATGCCTGAGATAAAGACGTTGGCGACGTTACCCTGTGCCTTCGCGTTATGGATGCCTCCATAGCCGATTTGAGTAACGTCAGAAGAATCGAAGTTTGCTTCGGCCCCATTGAATACGTGGTGACCGACATCTGATGAACCTGGATTGGCATCAGTCTCACTGAGATCTATCTTGAATACGTTGAATACTTTCTGGTACGGCAAGCCCAGTGCGTTAGAACCACCGGCTTGATAGCCGATTCGATCCGTACCACCTGTGTCACCGACGACGACACCGGCTCCGACAACCTCTGCCACGTCATAACCATTGTCCTTGACCGCGATGTAGATGGTCGAGTTAGACAGGTCGAGAGCGAACGTCGCATCAGCTGAATCCTCAATCGCATACGTGTCGTCATATACGTTCGAGTGCTGCACCTGGACAGAGTTCGGAGAGATGAGCGTGTTACCGGCAAGGTCATTGGGGTTAAGCTGCGAGCCAGTAGTCGCGAAGTCAGCATCGTCCTGACAATCCTGCAACCTGGTTCTGTTGTCGGTAAGAGCCATTACTGACCCAACCTTATTGCCAGCGCAATCGCGACCGCGTTCGGTGCGTACAGGTGGTTATGCCTAGTCAAGCCGTTTGTGTTGATGCAGTACATTTCATCAGCACCTGCATGCCACGTATTGTTATTGTCGGTGTTGCCGCAAATCAACACCAAGTCGTCTTGTGGGAGTTCGCCCATAGTTTTGTCGCCACTCGGTTCGAGAAACGCTTTCGGCATGTTCGGATCTAATGACGCCAGTGCCTCTTCCATCGTTGCGTACTGATCGACATCGACCTGTTTCATTTCGTCCATGACAGGCACAAACTTGAAGCGAGTGATACCGAAGGCACCGCGCATCTGACGCCACAGCTGCCATTCCTCCAACGGTGACAACTGTGTAGCTTCCCATCTTGTAACCACAATGATCATCAGAACCCTGTCCTTCTCGGATTCGGTTCAAGCACGGTCCACCTCGTGCCCTGTGACTCTGCTGTCCATACCGCTGGTCTGGTCTCGGCTCGCCAGGTAGCGGCACATCGTTTTGCCCACCAGACATTTGGTGGATCTGCGACCCAAAGTGTTGGCAAACATTTCGCCTCCCAAATACTAAGTCTTGCTGCAGCAAACCAGGTGCCACCGATCTCTTCATCGGGTGCATCCCATTCGGTCCCAGGCTCTGATGCTGATTGTGCCTCAACTGGTATCTCATCTGCCAGCCACAATGCCGCACACAGCTGCGCCTCCCACCTGACACCATTGCAATCTGCCAACCAAAACTCACAGCTTGCATCGGTTCGAGCAACGAATAAAGCGAACAAAGGATCTGTCCACTCAACTGGAATTTCTTCGAAGATCCCAGGATCTGCACGCCACTCCACAGGTATTGCGCTACTGAGTTCCGCAATTCCACGCGCCTCCCACGGAATGAACTGGTCGAAAGTCTTGAAGAATATTTGCTGCCACTCAATTGGAAACTCAAGATCAGATGAAACAAACTGCTCCAGCAACCAGCTGTAAGGCATTACCTGATCAGCGTTAACAGTGGTGCGCCACTCGATAGGAACGACCCTATCAAAAATAGAATTCAGACTAAGCCACTCGATCGGTATCACGGCATCATCATCAATCTCCAAAACCCATTCAACGGGTATGGTGTTGTCCTGTATAACGTCGGCATCCCACTCAACTGGTACAGACGCGTCCACAGCAAGTCCAAGAGTCCACTCAACGGGAACGATGAAGTCAACAGGTGCGAACGGTGTGTTCCACTCGTACGGGATCTGCTGATCCAACCGCAACTCTAGGTGCCACTCAACCGGAACCTGGTGATCAGGAGCAAGTTCCTGGGTCCACTCCAATGGGATCTGTCGGTCGATCTCCAGGAATACAGTCAGCTGCCAGTCATACGGGATTACGCGATCCGCCAGTAACTCACCATGCCACTCCAACGGAATTGAATGACTTGCATCGACGGGACCACCCCAGTTAATCGGGATCTCGGACAGAGCAACCAGTACCGTTTCCGTCAACCACTCCACTGGGATCTGATGATCCCGATCAAGTTCAGTGATCCACTCAACCGGCGACTGACGATCGAACTCTAATTCTAGTTTCCATCCATAAGGTACTTGGAAGTCAGCACCGGGATCTGCGAAAGGTCCTCTCCATGCGTACGGGATAACGTGATCAAAGTCTGAGAACCCTGACCAGTTGATTGGCGACTGATGGTCTCCTGCAATTGCACCTCGCCACTCGACAGGAACCTGATGGTCTCCAGGTGTTGTTGTGCTATTCCATTCGACAGGAATCTGCTTATCAACTGTGAGTTCGAGCGACCACTCAACCGGTATTGAATTATCTGCACTGAACGGACCTCCGTAGTCAATCGGAATGACATTGTCTTGTGCGATACCCTGACGCCATTCAACAGGAAGGATGTGATCAATATTTAATCCCGGACCCCATTCAATCGGTATGGCGTGATCCGAAGTGATTGGCGTGGCTCCACTTATCTTGTACAGCACTGCAGCGTATGCGGCGGTGAGGCGAACCGGTGTGGTTGGGTCCGTGTAAAGAACGGCAGCAGCGGCCTGCGTGATCCTGAGATTAGTGTTTGTTGAGGCGTCTATCGGTGCCGTGTCGCCGTTAGTTCCGACACCCACATAATCGATTTCAAACTGATCCTGATTTTGGCAGCCTATACCGACCCAACCATCGGCATCGAGGTCGGCATCTGTTGTATCGATTAGCCAGTCAGTTGGCTCATCTTCACTCGCCTTCCAAACCCTGAATTGAAGTGCGGTTCCGTTCTTCCTGAATCGAGAGTAGTACCACTTGTCGATGACAGGATTATTATTTGCAACATCCTCTAGTGCATTACCAGGCCAACCAACTGCCCCACCTATATTGGCAGGAGTCCCGGCGTCGTAACGCTTCAGTTGCCACTGCTCGACAACTCCAAACAGGAGTGCGTACTCAACGAGGTAGCCATCTTCGGTGCCAGCGCCGCCACTACCATTTACCCAAAAACTAAAGCCAAGATCGGCATCTGCATCATTGATTCGCCAGCGAACGACTATCTCTGAATCTTGGCGCTCGGTATCGGCGTCAACATCATCAAAACTAAACAGACGTATTGCGTTAGCGGTGTGGACAAACCTGAAAACGCGATCGTCTTCGGCCTCGCCAACACTTTCAACAGTCCAGGTTTGACTTGTAGTGGTGTATCTATTGGTGAAATTTGTCGGCGCAGACCCAGTGGTCATACCCGCAAAGTCTGTGCTGTAGGTACTCATGGACTAAATCATGTCTGCAGATCCAAACCAAACTGTGCAGAATTCACAGCTGATTCGGTCCAGTCGATACCACCATTCGGATCATTTTCGTAGATATGATTCAGCAGGCGATAGTCAACACCCAAGGTTTTATCGACACTCTCAACTTCGGTTACATTGCTGCGACCAATAACACGAACCTCTCGAAACCCAGCATCTTCTTTTCGTACCAACATCTTCGCATCAACACCGTAGATAGTATCAATGCTCCCAGCAAGTGCGGCAAAACCGTATAGCTCACGATCCGTTACGGTAGCCGACCAATTGTACGTGCTGTCATCATCGGGAGATCCGCCATCGTCAACTGCCTCGTAATTATTGGAGCCGCCGCCGACACGAGTAAAATCGTTCTCATTGCCATCGGCATCGGGGTATATGGTTTCAACTCTGCAGTCACCCAGCAGGCCAGTGTTGTCTGCGCCGGTATCGTCTAGGAAATAAATATCATCGACAATTGGATCAAGTGTGGAGTTACCATGAAACTCAATATTATCGCACTGCGCCGCGCCAGCATTTTGAGTGTCAACGCTAGTATCGGCAAACAGCTGAGATCCATCCATATGAACATCATAAGCACCGACGCTATTATCGATGGTTGCTTCAATCTCAAAGTAATACCAAACACCCTGGGTCAACCCAAGACCACTGGTAATATCTATCTGCGTTACGCCGCGTCTAAGTTCAAGTTCACCAGCGGCAGTCGCAACCAGGACCAGATGATCGATGGCGTTATTCCTGCAAGCCAATAAGGGAAGGTTGGCTGGACCACCATTAAGTAATTTGTAGGCAAATCCACAGGTGAAGGATGCACTCGGTTTTACGGCATGAGTTAAATTAAAGCCATTGCCTTGCAAGGTAACTGCACGACCACCGGTATGCCTGCCGGTTACAAAATTAAATACAGTAGTCCACGCACCGGTTGTCGTATACCAGCCGCCGCGAGCCAATTCAGACTCGTCCGTTAGCGTGTACTGCTCGAACCCCTCTATGAGAAGCAGGGCCATTGCTACAGCCGCAGGTATGTCATCTCCACATCTGGTGCGGGGTTGATAGCGCCAGCTGTCGGATTGACAAATCGTACCGTAAGCTGACCAGGTGCAGTTGCCCACGCAGTGGCTGAATAGCCCAGACCGTCATCGACACCATTAGCACCGAGATCAAACGCTACAAGATACAACTCACCAGGCTTCACACCAACCAACCCGGTAATATCGACATCGACGGTCGTGATGGTTGCGATAGATGGGAGGTCAACAAGTTTTTGCCACGCCTCAGGGTGATTGATTTTTACAACGCTCATCTGGATCTCCTAAAAATATTGCGCCCTGGCACGACGCGGATTATTTCTTTCTTGCTTCCGAACTCGCAACAGACGAGCAGAAGGACGCTCACCAACCATTGCAGTAAACGCATCCAAAGATTCTTGCGCTAATTTCTTATTCTCAGTCTCTGTGTCTCGCTTCTTGTAAGCAAGGTGCTTCATGTACTCAAGCAGACAATAATGGTGTTGCTCGTGAATCTCTGGAATGTGCTGATGACGGGCAGACCAGAGCATGGCAGTGCTCGGCAATCTGTCTACCGTCATATGAATCGTCCCGGCAAGTTCTGGCACACGATATAACTGCAACTGATGGGTGTCGGTATCCTCAATGTAAAACTCGACAACACCCTGCGCTGGAGATGCCTCCAGGTCCCATTGGCTTTTGTTCCGATCCATCCATTGCGTGGTGCGCTTACCAACGAGGAACTCGTCGCCGTTTGAATCAACAAACTTCATACGCCTGATAGCGAGAATCTTGGGGCTGAGTGCATAGACACCTGTGCCAGCAGCTACGGTTATCTGCGTAATCGCTGGTTTGGTGTCTTGATCGAGAATGGGCTGACGAAAACAGAACTCATTAGCAGCCTGGTTCGCGTAGCGAGTGATCTCCTGATTCTTCCACAGGAGACCCTCATCATCATTTTTCCAGTTAACGCTGGTGACTGTATCCCCAGGTAGATCATCAACGTCCTGCCTGAAAAGTGTTGCCAACTCCTCAAGCGTAAGAGGTAGCTTTATATCCTGGGCACTAGCCATGTGGTTTCACCTACTCGTCTTCGGGGTCCTCTTCAGGGTCCTCTACAGGGTTTTCTTCTTCTCGTGCTGCTATTTCGTCATCGATCGCTTCAAGCAAAGTAGACCTTGCCTGACCAGCACGCTCCATTACCGAAAGTTGCGCCAGCGCGTTGTCAGTTAAGCCACCAAGCTGATCCTTCGCCTCACTGACCTTCATACCGACAATGGTTTCGCACATCTGCATTTCGATGTCGAGATCTTCTTCTTCCTGGAGCAGATCTTCCTCGCTCGGTTCGTCAGGAATTTCCTCAAGCACTGGTTCCGGTAGCACCACATCAACCATTGGTTCGCCGTACTCGGTGTACTCCTTGATTGACAACAGACGAGCGAGATGCGCCTCGTCTTTAACCTCGCAGACGTGAGCAGCCTCATCACCGTCTGTAAGTTTCGGTTGTGGATGAAACTTGTACACCACACCAGGAAAACTGATTTCTGATCCGACACCATTTCTGGTACGTCTGATATGCAATTCAATGAGCATTGTCTATCTCCCCAAGTTATAAAACAGTGGGGGCAGTTACGCCCCCACCAAACCACAATCCAACCATCCGAAGAGGAGGCTAGTTTTCAAACTGCGCGCCGAGTTCTGGTCGCGACACGAGAGTTGCTGCAATACCACCAGCTTGCGCAGTTGTTGCAGCAGTTTCCATGCCCACAACGATAAATCTGTCGTAATTCACTGCTGGGAACTCAAACATGGCCTGTGTTTCGTAGCGAGTTGAACCAGCAGCTTGAGTAATAGTCGCTGCGGCTGCGATCAGCGTCAAGTCAGTCGTATCCGCAGGATCTTGCACGGTGTCTTCAACACCAATGTCAATCGCATGAGCCGTAACCGCATCGAGATCGTCATGCTCAATCAACAGCGACACGAAGCGATGCTGCGCTGGCAGCTTGACCAACCGGATAAGCAGAGTCGTGTCATCAACTTCCACGGCAGTCAACTCGTAATTCCCGCGTTGCGTCGTAGACTGTCCAGCTTGTGCCGATGCGACTGCCGGTCCAGCGTTTGAACCCATTACAGTTGTTACTGTGCCCATGTCAGCTTCCTATTAGTTTTCGAATTGCGCGCCGAGTTCCGGTCGCGACACGAGAGTTGCTGCAATGCCACCAGCCGCACCGGTTCCAGCAGCAGTAGTGATGTCGATCGTGATGAACCGATCGTAATTCACTACCGCAAGTTCCAGCATAGCCTGTGTTTCGTAGCGAGCCACTGCAGCTGCCTGCATGGTCACACCAGTAGCAACTAACGTCGCGTCAGTCGTATCCGCAGGATCTTGCACAGTGTCTTCAAGACCAATGTCAACCACAAGACCAGCAGCATCATCGAGATCGTCATTTTCCACGACGAGCGATACCATGCGATGCTGCGCTGGCAGCTTCACCAGGCGGATCAACAGTGTGTCGTCCTCCGCTTGTGCTGCGAGCAACTCGTAGTTACCACGTTGGGTTACCGTCTGACCAGCTTGGGCAGATGCAATCGAAGGACCCGCATTGGAACCCATTACAGAAGCTACAGTTGGCATAATCTTTCCTCTTAAATATTAGGCAATATCGTTTCCGTTCGACTTATCCTTAACCTGGATCAGCCGAGTAGGTATCCAGCGCGATAACACCAAAGTCTTTTGCGGTGCCTTCAATTGTGAACCTGGTCTTCTTCAGGCCAAAGATTGACGACGTGCTGATAACCAACTGGTTACCGTTGTCTCGTGTCTCTTCGTGCCAGTTGAAACGCAAACCAGTACCAGGAGACCCGAACGCGACGACAGCAGCCTGCGAGCCAAGGAACAATGCGCGAGCAGCAGGTTGATCTGAACCAGCACCGGCATCAGTGAATCGAATCACGCCCTTATGCGAGTGCAACACAACGGTGTTGTGCATACCCAACCCACCCTTGAAGATGGGCGACTTGCGTCCCTCCGCAGCAGCAGCGGCTTTTTGGATTTCGAGCCAGTTCGCCGCACCGGTAGCGGTCCTCATGTCATACGCCTGCCATGGAGACATCAGCAGCACGAAATGCTCCTCGCCATCAACCATGATCGGTTGAATCTGCGGAGTACCTTGTGTGCCACCACCCATCATCACGGCTTTGGTGATGGCGCGATCGACTTCGGTCGTTGTGATTTGATCGTCGTTCGAGATCGTTGCGAAAGTAGTTGCGTCACCACCGTACATAACATGTTCGGCATCGGGCGCAACAAGCGAGTTGTTACTGAAACCCGCATACGACGTTGGGAAAATGTATTCTGTGTTCGCGCCTCGATCACCAGAGATATACATGAAGAACAGTTCGTCGAAAATTCGACCCCACCATTCAGCCTGTCTTGCCCTTGCGACCTTGCGCAAGTCATGGATGGTTCTCTTGCGAGTCATCCGACCACCGGAGTTAACACCTCCACGCATCTGATCGATGTAGACGTTGTCAGTGTAGAACTTCAGATCCTCTTCAGTTCCTTCCTGAACATCGTCGCCTTCAATCGGTTGCTGGCGAAGCTGCATAGAGAGATCGAAGGTGATCTGTTCACCAGCGTCTGACTCTAGTTGGGGGAGCATCTGAATGGGCATGTTTGAATCTGGACCTACACCCATGAACTTCTTGTTGAAATACGATACTCGTGCGGTATCGACAGCAAGGAATGCGGAAAACCTCTTTACTGCCTTCGGGTCGTTGAGACCGATAATGGTTTGCGCCATGGTGACAAAACCTCCAACTTTGGTTGGTAAGTCGTCACTCCTGCGACGATCAAAAAATAAATAGAGCCACTACCCTATTTAGCCGACTATAACACCATCAGGGGGGAGCAATTCAACTCGCACTTCCTCTGGGGCGTCTATTGCAAGACGAGCATACTTATTTCCACGCTTGTAAATTAACTGAACCACGACCTTTTTACTGTCATCTCCATTGGTGATCTTCAGCTTGTGATTGGTAAACAAATCAACACTCAAGCGGCTTCCAACCTCAAGGTCGTGGAACAGTGGCATTACTCAAAACTCTCTGGAGTTGAGATATTCATCTGCTTTCGCTTTCGGCAATTTTGCTAATTCTGCCTCAAGTTCCATCCCGTCCATTTTGTCCAATTGCGCGAACGGGTCATCTTTCTCTTCGATAATCGCAGCCTCAGGTAATGTAGCAAGTGTCTTCGGTGGTGGTTTCTGCGGCTTCTCCTCGTGCTCTTTTTCGATTTGCGCGGTCCTGGTAGCCTCCTCACTTTCAGCCCCTTCTTCAACAGGGACTTTCTTCACGTCCATATTGAACGCCTCGCGAACACCTTCAGCAGCTTTACGCAAGAACCATCGATATGGTTTACCTTGATTTTCTTCGTCAGCGTACAACTCTTCCAAGGCACCACGTAGCGCACCATAAACAACCGGTTTCTTGAACTCATCGTTCTCTTCGATGAAACGTTCGACTTCCCAGTTCCAATGTTGATCAGAGATAAGTTCGTTGTTGCCCTTAACGAATTCAACCTCTCGCTTTTGCGCCGTCAACTCTGCGAGATTTGTAGTCAACTTCCGGTTTTCTTTAGCGTGCGCGGCGTAATCGATCTCACCTTCGGCTAATTGATTATCGAGAGTTTCAATTGCTTCATTGGTGGATGTTAACTGCTCCTCCAAATCATCCGGTATTCCCCGCGCCTGCAACTGTGCACGAAACGAGTCAACTGCCACTGGTGGTGCAGACACGTTGTCATCAACTTTCTCCGGGTCTTTCTCCGGGTCTTTCTCCGGGTCTTTTTCGGGATCTTTTTCGGGATCTTTCTCCGGGTCTTTTTCTGGATCTTTTTCGGGATCTTTCTCCGGGTCCTTGTCAGGATCTTTCTCCGGGTCCTTTTCCGGGTCTTTTTCGGGATCTTTTTTTGGGTCGGCAACGACACCCGCTTTGTCTTTATCGGTCACCTGGGGAGGATCTACCGCATCCGACTCCGCAGAGGCATCGTTGCCGTCTGTTTCGCTTTCCTCAAGTGCAGCCCTTTCCTCGTCGGATAAACCTGCTGCGGCCATTGCATCATCTTTTTCTACGTGCTTCGTCATTTCGTCACTCCTGCGACTACTGTCTTTAATTAAACGCCACCGTCATCCGGTGGTCGTGCTGTTTCGAACGGCACTATTGAGCCACTGGTATTAGGATCAATAACTCCACTCTCTTCTTTGAAACTGGCAAACAATTCATCAACGGCTGCTGCAAGCTGCGGGTTGGCTGCTAACGCCTCGGCAATCTCAGATGCAGTCTTCATTGCGCTGGCTTCCGCCACAGCTGCATCAGATGTCGTTTTCGCCGCCCTGGTTGTCTTGGTTGAAATGTCGGCTTCCAGATCACGCTTTTCACGATCCGCATCTTCTTCTTTTTGAGCATCACGTTGCTTACGTAACTCATCGGCATTCGGTGCGTCTGGATCAATCTGTCCATTCAGTTCACGGATGCGTCGAACCATTTCATCGCGGTTCGGATAATCGCTGAGATCTAACACCATATCAAGTAGCGCAAGCTGGACCTCAGGATCAAGCTGACCCATCAGATTCATCATGGACTCGAACATGGCGAGCCTGACGGTCTCATTGAACGTCTTGGTATCGACAATAAAGTCTGCCTTGGTCTTGGTAATATCATTCTCGATCTCAAGCGCACCATCAGCATCCTGACCCGGCATGTTGATGTTCATGAACTCTTGAGATCCGCGATCGTTCGTTATACGAATGACCTTCGGCTCAGAATAATATTGCTCAATCAAAGACAGCTTCTTCTCGCCGTGCAGCTGTATGGCAAAACGCAAGTTATCAAAAAGATCGGCAGTGACAACACTGCCCTGAGTTTGTCGGAGACCAATAGCTGTACCTGATGTTGCGTTAGTGACCTCGCCGCGATTTTCTTCAGTTACTCCAGACGCACCTTCAAGGAACTGCATGTCCTGGATCATCAGTGCGACATGCTCTTTTGCTAACGCCGTATCATTTTTAATTTCAAAATCGGAACCTCGCACCTTCTTGATGATACCGTCTGGTCTGGCAACCTGCTCCTCTGTCTCATCCCAATCTTCAACCGCGTCTTCGTCGGCAATGACTCGATTAGTAGATAAAATGTGAAGTGCTTTTGAACGACGCTTGTTCAGATCTTCCTGAGGATCTCGCATGTTGCGAATGGTGCCGTAAGGTTGGTTGTCTCTGTCCCTTCTGAAAGCCCATATCGGCGTAAACGGAAACTTCTCGTGCAGATACGGTGACTCAACATCCTGCAACATTCCCTTGTTGGTGAATATTGCGCACCGCACCTTCATTTTAACTGCGTCATAAACAGAGGCATGACCATCGCTGATCAGTGAGTCAATACTTGGTTTTCTCGGACCTTTGATCTCGCTACCGTTCATGCGCATCAACTGATTACGAAATAACGGCGTCATCAACGCACTCACCCTCGTTCTCAGCATCGACACTGGTTCTGGCTGGCGATACCAACATTCAATGAGACGTACCCGTTGCCTTCGGATTCCAATATGGAAACTGTCGTTGAACATGGCACGACCGGACTGCAGTAATGTCGAGCCTGGTGTGAACGCGTGGTAGAGACCTGTAAAGCCAATGTCATCATCTTCAGAAAATGAGAATAAATCGTGAGATACAGACGCGAGGTGAATAACTTCTTTACGATCAGGGAACATCGCCTCGGCAATGTCTTCGTCAACCCATTTCGACCTGAACAAAAATCGCGAGTCCGAGTTATCAGGTTCTTTGGCAAGCGGGTCATTCCAGATGTTTCGCCATGACTCCCAGCGATCGAACAACTTCTCTTCGGTTGGGTCCGACCTGATACCGCACTCAAGCCAACCTATGCCCACCTTCACGGCATCGGCAAAGCCCATAGATCTTGCAAACGGAGCATGGTTAACATCATCGGTAAATTTCAATAACTTGGTTTTGGTCTGTGCCGCTTTGTCGTCTTCTTTTTCACGACCATAAACTTTGAAGTCAACCCTGGTTCGACGCTCAGTGCCTAAAATCCATCTTATGTGTTGCTGGATCTGATTAAAGACAAGAGGTGCTTGGCCGCGTTCCTTGAGAACTTTGGAGTCCTCATCAGTCCACTGCAAGCCATCGTTAAAATCTGCGTCAATCGATTGCTCAAAACGATTATTAGCAGATGCGGTTCTCGCCTCGCTCCACCACTCTTTGAGTTTTCTTTCAGTTGCTAAAGCAGCCTCCGAGTCAAGTGGATGTGCTTTAGCAATTGCCTGACTGTCTTCGTTGGCACGCATCTCGAACGGGACGTGTTCTTTAATGACACCGACATTTTCAAACGGCATATCAGAGATCTCCTCGCGCAAGTTCAAGAGGTTGGTCTACATGCTCAAAACCTTCGGTGCTGTTAATCGTGTCTCCCTCGATCTCAGCATTAATATCGAACGACTCATTACCGACGCGCATCACACCAACAACGTCGGCAGCAGGGGTTCGCTCGATCTTCATCGGTTTCATGTTTATCAGATCCTCAAGACAATCCATGATTGCCTCGGCAATACGAAACCTCGTGTCAAGACTATTGCCAAGACCAAGCATTTCTTCGATCATTGCGCAGGCGTGAACCATGTAGAATGAGTGCCCTGAATGCGGGCTTTCAACGTCATCAACATACTTCCAGGCCGATTCCTGGGTGATAACATAGGCTCTCTTTCTGACTGAAAGGAAGCGATTGGCCCTGATCACAAGAGCCGGTTCCTCGTCAACATACTGATAGAGGATCTGAATATCACCGAAACTTCTAGTTTTGACAATCGTGGGATGTACTTTCACGATCTACTTCATCCGGTTATATCCTCATCGGTTTGCTGGCTGTGGACTGGCCTATTATTATTGTGTTCACCCGGCCTGGTGAGCGTACTGTGCCACAGGATTACACGGTGCGCCAGTTGGTTTTTTTCTTCTTGCGCCTGCGCGCCTGACTTGGTGCTTTGTAGCCGACCGCGAATTGTTCAAATGATTTGGCTCCATGAGATGCCCAGTCATGCAGTGGTTGGGACTTGAACGTACCCAGCTTCTCATCCCATTCTTTCCGATAGTGATCCAGAGCCTTAACAGTTTCTGTACAATTCCGCTGGTCAAACCAACAAGTTGGCAGGATCGATCGCACCGCATCGATACCGTCCATCTCCTCCTCGATGCGCGGCACAACCCGTATAGGACGCAAACCCAGTTTAACCAGTGACTCACGTCGTGATATGCCGGTAGCCATTTCACGAACCTCAACATCATGCGGTAAAAAGTGCTGACCGTACGTGTACGGTTTGCCCTGCAGGATCTTCGTGTAGTGACCGAGTGACTCACCACGATTGATGTATTCGTCTATAAACCGGTGCTCCATCCCGTACCGTTGGTGGAAAATTATATGCGTGTCGTCAGACATACCAAGATCCCAGAATGTATTGACGGGCAGACGCGGATCATAGGGCACGTTGATGATGTGCTTCTGCTGCCGCAACCAGGTCATCTGCTGCTTGTAGTAAGCACCTTCGATACTTGCCCTGAACGCCTCATCTGGTGTGGACGGGTACTCACGAAGCATGTATTCACCCTGCTCCATTTTCTTTTTCACGTACCACAGACGTTGCCCAAGACTGAGTTTCTGACCTATCTCCTGTTCAACATCATCGAAATATTCAAGATCATCACGAGTGATAATGACCCTGTCGATCATCTCCTCAGGCATCGAGTACTGACTTTCTCGCCACCACGGAAAGAAATGAAACCTCCAATCAAGAACCGTTAAGGCAATACCGGAATGTTCGTTGTTTCTTGCTATGTCGCATATATCGAAGAAGTGACCGAACGATCCTTCTGCGGTTGATTCAATGGTGACGGACTGACCGGCCTGAACAGTGTTTAACGCACCGGTTCGAACCTCTGCAGCCTTCTCAGGATACTTCGCACACAGCTTGCCGTATTCGGAAATATGAAGATAGTTCAACGTACCAGAACGCATCGAGGTGCCGACTCGGATCGAGGAGTCATTTGCAAAAAGATATTCGTTGGTTGTGTCCTGACGAGGATGCAGGAACGCTCTGATCTGATCGGGAAGATGGTTGTACGGGAACTTTACTTTTGTTTCAAAAATTACCTTGGCGTCGTCCCTGGTGTGGGCGATTATTCCGCAACGTGTATTTGGGTAAAAGGCCGCATTATCCAGGAGCAGAATGTCTATGAACGTCGTCATCCCCAGCTGTCTCGCCTTCAGGATTACGTTCATGTACCAAAAGTTTTCTAGCAGTTCCGTCTGTGCCCAGTTGGGTTGAAAGAGGACCTCGTCTCCCGCCTTGTTCTGAATGCGATAGAGATTGTTGAGTCGCCACAACTGGTCCGTGAAGTGATCCGTGACCACTACTAACTGTTCTGTCGAGTCTGCCAATTGTCGATCCTCCCTTTGCCGCACCAATCATTTCCATTAGCTTGGCGACACCATCAGTATCAATCTTGTCCTGCTGGAAGTATCCGAGGATACGCGCAATAGAGTCCAGCGCACCTTTTTTATCGACAAATTTAATTCGGGTGGTATGACCGATAGCCTTACGTGCCTTGCCCCTGCCCTCGTATTCTGTGAACACATCGATCTGGGCTATTGCTTTACGCGCACCAATCGGAACTTCTTGAATGTGTCTGAGACTGCCAAAATTATCGAATAAATCAGCCGGGTCCAGAAAAGCAATACGGCCCAACTCCCTCACGATCCTTTCCTGACCACATTCGGTGTTGCGCCGCATTGTCTTCCGGCGTCTATTCAGGTAGGCATTGATGTGCGGTTTTTTCATGAGATCGTACGTGCCGCGATCGACATTCTGCATAGACTTATGAGCATAGCCTGCGGCTATAAACGCCTTGCGTCTGTTTTGATCGGGATCTGCAAGTAAGTGGTCACAGTACCGGCGCTGTTTGGATGTCAAACCAAACTCGTCAGTACTTGGTGCTGACCTTCGGCGCGTTGCCACGCCCGTATTAGCTGGTTTCTGACTTGCACTCAATTATTGTGATCCTTGTCTTCTGTTCCGCAAACGTCATGACTTTCGTCTGGAACACGTTCATATGTTGTATCACATCCGGGGTGTCATCTTCCAGGAACCCCAACTTAACCAAGGCGTCAATAACTGGTTTTACGCCGCCAATCAAATTGTCTTCATCAAGTAATTTTAGACCACGTCTCTCGATTGTCAGGGACGCGTTCTGGATAGGGTCACCAAACTTCGCCTTTCCACGATTTTGAATCGTCGCCCAATGAAGTCTCTTGTACCACTCAGTCTTTATCGTGTGGTATTTTTTCCAGTGCGCCCTGACCCATTCGTTGGTCGAGTTGGTAGGGACCGGGACGGTGATCTCGAACTGGAAGGGGCTGAACTGGAGCGACGACGTGCCAGGTTGTTCCACTTTATTGCTATTTCGTCTGCGGCTCTTAGAGCGCGTTCTTCGGCACGCTTTAACATTGCCTTTAACGCCGCCTTTCTCCTCTCGCATCCCGCGCATGCCACTAAGGTTTCCTCACTTTTGTGGTCGTTTTCGTCTTTTCTGGTGGTCGTCTCAGTGGCGGCAAGCCTTTCTTTATTCGATTTTTCTTTATCGTGCCTGACACCAAATTCTTTGCACCGGATCTAGCCAGTGCAAGACGATCCTTGTTCGATATTTTAATTCCCAGCATGTCCCTGCCGCCGACATTCGAAGAATTAATCTGCCCCTCTCCGATTGCGATCTCAGACTCTGCTTGTGACTTTTTTGTGAAGTTTGTCACCTCAGGAAGATTCTTCTGCTCGGCTTATTTATCTCAGCCACATGCTGGTCAAAAGTCTTGAATAAACTAGCGAACTTTGGTTTGCCTTTCTTATCCAAATCTTTGGCGAAGGGAGCATTGACAGTATCTGGCCTACCCGGTGGTCTAGCCAGGGGTCGGCGGCGCTTGCGCTGAGTGCCAAAATTACGTGCCATTTCTGGAGAATACTAGACTGACCGGCATTCCTCAACTATCTGGTTTTCCAGACAAGCCGCAATAGCCCTTGCGTTGATCACCTCTTTGCCCGGTCATCCACTGCCAGTGAGCACACACACTGCCAACACAATGTGCGCCCTCGTAAGGATCTCTGCGCTCCGGGTGCCTGTTTACTGCCACCGCATTCATGACTTTATTTGGCATCTCGACAATCGATGCAACACGTGCCTCAGGGCACCATTTTTTTGGTGCTTCATGTTCGGTATATGCCTGTCCCATCAATCTCTCCCGTCTATAATACTGTCGTCTTCAAATGTAACATCAATCGCAACGCCATCATCTGTCACCGTTACATCCACGCTCTTAATATCCCACAGCAAATCAAACTCAGACTCCATGCCAGCAAGAACGACTTGCTCCAACTCTTCTTTGGTGAGATGTACTAGCAAAATTATTTTTCCGTGCCATCAGGCTGTAAGGTCCGACGATGCAATCTGTCGTACTTTTCCTGACCAGGAACGCCCAACTTTCTGATGCGTCGTTGTTCCCAAGGGATCTCTGAGAAGTCGTTGGTTGACGGACAGCTATGGCATTGCGAACACAGCGTCCAACCCACGCCTTCTACCTTTGTCGTGAAGGGCACGCACCAGCATTCACACTTCTCGCAAAACTCGGCGTCTGCATGAGGTCGTGTCAGTTCTCTAACGAATCCCACGGCGAAAGAACCTTGCAGGCAAAATTGTGGACATCGCGGCCCGAATATTTTGCATGGTTACGTAATCGCCACCGGCACGATCATAAGCAGTATTTAAGGCATCCAATCGACGCCTTTTTTGGTAACCCAAATGAATAGTTGATCGAGACGGAGGTACGCGTTGCCGACCTCTTTTATTACAAACTCGCTTGCTCATCTTTAAGAATCCGGTTTCTTCTCAAGAGCAAGATATGCCTGCACGCCTCGCTGCATACCTATCTGCAACAGCACCATGGCACCTTCAAGAGTCATGCCACCGTCCTTATGCATATACACGATCTGTCGAGAAATAAAACCAACCAGCGCCATCACGGCATCAGCGTTGCTTTCACCAGCCATAACAAGTCCGTGCTGCTTTAACAATGCCTCGATCAATAACTCGGTACGATCCTCATCTACGGTGTCACACATGACACCCCACATGGCTTCAATTTCATGCATGGTAGAGGTTATTTCGTCAATTTTATCACGCGTCATTTCAATCATTTGCCTGCGCTCGTTCTGGCGTCTTTGCCGGTTTGGAAATCAGTTATAGCTTGAAGGATCAATGCCACCCTGTCCAACGACAGGTGCTCCTTGTCGGTATCCATCATATCCGCCTCAAGATCCAGTAGCCACTGCTTAAGCTGCGACAAGAAGCACGGATCACCCGGTTCGGCCCCAGGTTGAGTCATGCGGTGGTCGGTGAGACTGAACATATAACGAATCTTGCCACCGTTTTGCATGGGGCAAATCAACCAAATCTCACCATCAGGAACACTGGGATCATCAACAATTTCTATGCCTCGAACCGATAAAGTTCTCATTGGCTTCCATCTGCACGAACAAATCGTCGCGGCAATTCCGTCATCATCCTGTGTACAGCCTTAGGCATGTCATCTTGCTCCAGGGCACTAACAACGCGCACTAGTTTAGCCACGTCTTCGGCTTGCTTGTGCATGCCCTGCTTCTTCATGGCGTTGATGATTTTTCTGTAATAATTCCAATCTGGTCCAGTAGCCATCACACCTCCTAAAACGGCACGTCGTCGTCAGGCACGTCGTCATTAAATGGGAGATCAGGTTCTGCTGGTTTGTGCGTCTTCTCAACAGACTCCAGGAACTGCCTGCCGAGAACTTCAAACCCTACTCCGTGCTTTACCGCATTCACATACTCTTCCAGCTTTTTCTGCAAATACGGATTGAGAACGCCTTCCTGTTTTGGTTTAGAATTGCCGCGATGATTGTCAGCCTTTGGGCAGGTGTCAAAATGTGAGGTGTGCTTGTTACGATCAAAAACGTCGCCTTCCTCGATATTGATCGGATCGCACGGCATGTTCTTTCCTGCCATGGTTTTCAGCCACTTGATTGGCGCACCACAACTCCTGCAAAGACCTCCCTTCATACGGCTATCTCTTCAATCGCGGCATCAACACGAACCAGCGCATTATTGATTTGCTGAAAGGCGCGAATATTCTTTTCTGGAAAATCCAGCTTCCGCGCCGCATGCAAGGACTTAGTCAGTAACCGAGAAGCCGCGTTAAGGTTTTCAACAAGCAACACCCTCTGCGCTTTCTTAGTGATTGTTTTCTTCGCCACCTTTTTCTTCGCTACCTTTTTCTTCGCCTTCTTTTTCGTTGCCATGATTGTCTCCTTTATCTGCTTCAGCAGATGCTGCCTCAAAAGTTCTTAATGCCAATACCGCGATCGCCATGATACAAAAATTGGGATGAACGGTGTCACCAACATCATCACCCTCTACACCGAATTTTACATTAGCTGCCAACTTTTCACCGATGTAAGCAACCAGCATCGCAATGGCACATACACCAGCTGCTGTGGACGCGTCCTCGAAAGTCTCATCCACAGCAGGCGCAAGACGCTCCCACAAAGCAGCAACCTCGGTATTAACCGCACCTACCGACATCTGTCTGGCGATCTCCATCGGTACATCCATTTCTGCAAGCATTTGTTCAAAAGCACTCATTTGCCATCTCCACAGTCTTCGTCTTCATCGATAAATTTGCCACAATGTGGACACTCGATAGCTGGTCTCATCTGTTCGGCAAAATCAAAAATCCCGGCCTTACACGTAGGGCAAAAACACACAGGTAGAATACCGATAAATCCCTCTACGCCGCCTTCCAGGTCCATGTCGAAATTACCGCAGCAACAAGTGCATCGATGCAGACCATCTTCCTCGGAATTATCAGTTTCAGCCAAGTCTTTTCTCCGCAACCTGCCACGACTTCAAACCCCTGGTAGTGAGGAACATACAATCGACCCAGAGATCATCTCTTGGTTCGACACGAATCCAGTTACGTGCCAAGCATTGTTCTTTGAGTTTTTTCCGCATCGCCTTGCTGCCGACGCTGATACGCACACCAAGACAACCCAGTTGGATGTCATCCAGTTCTTTAACATCAGTCAAGAATGCGAACTGACCACGCGTCATGCTAGGCACGTTTATTACCGAAAAATTCCGTTGCCACCCTGACCCGACTCATTCTGCCGCTTTTAGCCTTGCGCTTACGGCTCTTGTACGTGATCAGTTCCTTGTCCTGTAACGCCTTAAATCGCGCCGTAATTGTCGAATACGGAACGGACCCAAACTTAAAGTGAATTGCGTCAATGACTTCGTCTTGTGTGCAGCCGCGCTCGCGAAATCCACGTATCACCTCCAGGACGCGTCGCTCCCAGCGAGCAGTATCCACACCTCGCGCAGCTGCGTGCGAAGTCGAAGGGTCACCGGCACGCGCTAATGTCTTCGGATCTGTGCCAAATAAATCGCGTTCATTCATGGCTTGTGTCCGAACGGCGAATCATTGGGATGCTTGCCATCTGAATGCAACTCGTGATCCTTACGGATGCAAGGACTCATTCTGGCGAATAAAAAGCCTATGGCGCGAGTCAACGCGTAGGCATGACCACCTTCTTCGGCACGAAAAACCTTGGTTTCGTTTTTGCCAAAACTACCTTCAATCGCTATCGTTATCTGTCCCATCTAACTATCTCCTGCTGGAAGACTGAAAAAATCCCGGATGCACTTCATGACGTGGCGACGATCATCTCGCTTAAGAGGCGCGAGTGCATCCAGGCACAAAACAAGTGCGTCACGTTGCTCCTCGTAAATTTCTTGATCGACAACGTCTTCGAGTTCATCAATCCCGGCCATTACACACCTCCGGTCGTCTTATCGAACCCGTATACAATTCAAAGATCCAGCGACCCGTCACGTCACGGAACGTTGACGCGTTTTCCGCATCGGGCTTGCCCATGTGTTTTGCACGAGCAACTTTCTTTTCCAGTGCTTCTCGCCTGTCGTCACTCATGGCTGCTCTGGCGCTTTCGCTTCGGCTAAGTCGATTCCGCACTGCGTAACCCTACCCTCCGAATCAACGTTGTAAAAAAACAGCGTATTGCCTTCTTTGTCTTCAACGTAAACGCTGTGCGGCGCGTTCAACTTCGCAAGTCTGATCGCGTCTTTTTTTGCTTCTTCCAGGTCGTGAAATGCGCCTCTGGCGCTATGCACTGCCACGGTAAATTCAGTCATTGTTTTTTCCTTCATAAGAAACGTGGTATACCGGCAGAACCGCAGTAACCTTTTGGTCCGGGTTCTGACACGTACGAGTCTGGACCAGCTTCAAGACGTTCGATCCATCTCCATGCCATGCAAGACGAACCCACACAGATCTGGTCTTGCAGCGGCTTGTCGGGGTCAATCATGCGATGGCAGATTATTTTAGCCGCCTCTTTCTCAGTGACTATCATCCGTGCGTCAACAAAGGCGGCATCTTGCCACTGTCGTATGCTTTCGCAATTTGTGGTTTCGCCAGCTGACCCATGGTCTGCCCGTTCGGCAGCACGATGTGTGCCAAGAACTCGTCTTCGAACTCGGTAATACCCGACTCCACAGCCTCTAGTTTGGCCTTAATGACCAGAGCCAGTGCACGCCAGCGTTGCCTAATGGACTGCTCATAAATCTTCTCAGCGGCCTCAGGCGCACGCTCGTAGGTGTAGCTGCCGCGTTTGTATTCTGTGAACTCCGCATCGTTTCGATTTGGTAGCGGCAGCATAAATCTGACCTGACGACCAACCATCTTGAATGCGACTACAGCCCATTCTGGCTTGCTGCCGTAGACAAATTCTTCGGCACCATAACGTGTCAACACATTCTCGATTTCAATGCGAGATTTCGAACTACTGACAGTGGTTTTTGCCGCGAATTTGCCCATACTTTTCCCCAGGTGAATAAAACGGAAGCGGGTAGTTTCCTGATCAGTTGGACCCCGTCTAGCACGTCGCACCCAGGCTTCCTTAAAGGTTGACAAGAGACCTTAATCAACTGCCGGACATTCCCTGCGCGATGTTCGTACCTAACTCTCCAACAACTCCCGGCATCGGTTAACCCCGGTATACATGAGTCGCTACCCGCAACCTACGTGTCTTATAACGCTCCGAAAGCATGCCGTCAAGCCTGAAAACACACTATTTACGGCACGACCTTGCAGGTCTCGTTACTGGGTACGGATTCCTGCCCGTTGGTGGCGACAGTGGTGGCGTAATAGCAGCGCATGCCGCTGGCGACGTTAACCAGGACGTGCTGCGGAGGATCTGGCGGAACCGAGACGATTTCAATGCCAGAGGGCGCGTCATAAATCGAAATTGACGCGATTTCCGCAAGTGGTAAGTCCGTGTCGTCTTCATAGGTCGTGGCATTCACCCATTGCAGCGGCACATTGCCGGGGAAACAGTCGGGATCGATTCCCTGCGACCACGAACCCAAATTATCTGTTGGCACGCTCTCATTTATGGTGCCGACGACATCAACTGCACAGGCATCGTAAGATCTTGCCAAGTCATAGGCGCGAAGTGCGAAACTGCCATTCGCTGGCTGGCTGCCATCGACGCGAGATCCGTAAACGCCGCCTGCGAGCACACCGGGATCTGGATAAACCGCAGTTGGCAGCACCTGCCAGTCGTGAATGCGCAAGACATCGTCAATAATTACGGCGTAACCCGCGTCATCCCACGAAATAACGACTCTGGACTCGACACCATTGGCAGGCAGTCCCCAACGCGCCCTGAACAGCCTCCGGTTGTCCTGTCGGTCGAACCATTCGCCGTGAATGCCGTCATTCCAGACCCAAATACCCAAATGACCGGGAATATTTAGCAGTCTCAAGCTGTCGCCAGTGCTGAACAGCAAGCGAGGTGTGAAATCTAGCTCGATGCGACCCACGGTCTGCCCAAAATGCTCCATCACAGCTTGCGGCAACTGCACGGTTCCATCAGCCTCGGTCCAGAAAAACTCAAAATAGGGTGTCTCAACCGGTCTGGGCTGATCGCTAAAGTTTTGTGGTGCTGCCGGTGGTGCCTGACCGCGTGCCTCGCCAAAAATGGCGAGACAAACGATTAGCACCGCAATTAATTTGGATTGCATGTCGAACAATCACATTCAATGCCGTGTTCACCAGAACCGTCAGGCGAATGTGTATGGGCCGCTTCCCTTTCTTGAATGTATCGCGCCGCAGTGTCGTGCCGAGACTCACCGGGAAACTTATTAGCAACATTCATGATTAGCTCATAGTACAAGGTCCTGTAATTCCGATCATCTGGGTAAGGAAGTACAGCATCCAATATTGACAGTCCCACTATTTCGGGTTCATCTACAGCATTCAATGGATACACATATTCGTGCAGACGTTCAAGGACTGGATTTAGCCTGTTACGGTATGCGGCCCAATTGGTAGCCTCCCCTTTCCGTTTGCAAATTTCTGACGCACTCCGAAGCAAGTCATAACCGTCACGCAGTAGTTGCTCCAGGTAGTCAATGTTAATCACTTTCGGCGTACCGCACTTAGTGCAGGTTACTGGCGGCGCGTCTTTACTTGGATCGCTCCAGACATGATCACACCATGGTTCAGCAAGCAGAAATTCCACGTACTCGATCAGATCTTCTCGGTCGTGATGAAGCGTTTGAAAGTCACAAGTCTTGTCGCGACACGCCCGGTCATGGCGAATTTTTGTATCGGCAAAGTCGAATGGCGCAAACGTGTCTTCTGCCCTATCGAGAGTTGACCATCTCTTCCATCGAGCAAGGTCGGCAATCAGCTTCGTGCAGACTTCTCTGCCATGATATTCGCCACAGTAAAGACAGCTTGCCTCGACCTCCATGTGCTTGATTTGCGCTCGTAACGAGTCAATCAAATTGTCTGTAATTTCGCCCATCACTTACCCCTTTCGATACAACAGGAACTTGGACGCAAAACTCGCGTCTTCGGTGCCGATGTTCTCGTCTTCACCGAAAGCGTCAGCGGGTTCGATGCGCCAACCCAATTTGATGACGAGGTGGTGGGTATCGCTCCATATGTGCACGACCTTGAAACCGGCTTGCCAACCCTGCCATGCCAGATACCATGCCGTTTTAATATTGGCATCAATACCTCCGAGGTTGTGACGCCTAAGCACTGTCGGCTCATAACGAAGCAATTCCAGGTCGGTCTTGTAGCGCACCAAGTCAGGATCAATATCCAGATCCAGTAACTCGAAACTTCTCAATCCATTGGCCGGGTTCCTGATGGCGTGATAGCGATACCAGGACCGGAAAGTCGTGCCATTTTTATCAACCCACCACTTCGGCAGAGACGACAGGAAAGTACTCTCGCCGCCCTTCCAGTCTTCTGGATTTGCCCATGGCCGGGTCCACCACGGCAGGAAGCTGTAATGCGTGTGTTTGTACCTCCACATCAGCGGCACCACGAACAAACCCGCAAAAGCAGTCGGTGCCTTGATAAGCAAAAATCCAATCCACAGCAGGATAAATACAGGTAATCTAATCATGTCTGTTCTCCTTCAATAGCTTTTTTTTGAGGTCCCAGATTCTGAGCGCACCGAGTCGTGCCACCTTGTATTGATCGGCATCCGACATCTTCCGGGCATGGTTTGGCATGGGGTCTCTGATTCTTTTGCATCGCGTCCAGACGTTGTCGTTTTCCGGGTCCACGAGAATGATACCGGCTCGCTCCGGGATAAACTCGATGCAACGCTCCAGGTAAGTTGGTATGGCAAAGTACAGGTATTTTATTCGGTTGCTGCGGTGTCCGTGCGGCTTTTCCGCGTCCTTTTTATGTCGGCGCGAGTGACCTTAATTTCGATCTCGGTGCAGTAACCTGCCTTCGACACCATGAGAAGATCGCACTCGTGCATGTTCATGCCCCAATGCACGTTTGGCACAATCAGGTTGGTTCTGTAATTAAAGAACCTGACAAGTGCGATCTCCATTTCTGGCGTGGTTATGTACACCTTTTTTTTCACTAGAGGACAGACGTGCCCTCGACGCCGCGAGCAATCCTGGCATTGGTTCGGTGGTGCAGCCAATGCAAGGCTTCTTCCAGCTTGGTGATGGCAAGCGCGTTTTCACGACAACTGTACTCACCACTTTGGAATCCCTGCAAGCGATCCAAAACGATCGCGATAAGGTCTTCGTTGTGGCAACCGTTTGTCCCGGCTTCCTGGATGGGACCGTTCTGGAAACTTACCTCGACAAACACTTTGCCAGTCGCCTTGTCTTCGACAACGTACTCGTGGTTCGCGCCACCAGCACCAGGCTC